TCGTCCATCCCTCCGGCTCCGATGTACTCATTACTATTAATAGCATTTTTTAACATCTCTTCTACCGGACTTTGAGGAACCCATTGCTCCCAGCGATCATAGGCTTCATTCATTTGTTTAAATGTTGGGTCATCGCCTGTGTATCGCTCAAAGGGTGGACACTCTCCCACATCAACTTCTTCAATGTCTTCTTCATCTGAAGACTCTTCGTCATATACTTCCGGACAAATTGATCCAATGTTTTGTCCGACTGTGTACATCACACAATACTTGATGGCGTATTCCATATCTTCACCAAGTACTGTATCACGACCACACGCTTTTGAATATTCTGCTGCCAGTATCATACTTCTTTCGAGTACTGGAATCAGGATACCAATGAGAGCATTTTGTTGAGCTTCTTCGTAAGCTCCTGAAGATTCTCCAAAACCAGTTTTCATCATCTTTCTTAATATTTCAAATCAAAAAGAGTTCGGGCGGTTCCCTCACTTACGCGGAGAATGTTGTGACTCACGGCGTACACTCTGATCTGTCTTGCATAATCTGTACACGGAGTCAGACTTAGGTTAACAATTTGGTCTTTTATGAGACTGAAATTGACCTGCCCTGTGGGATACCACTTTTCAGGTTCAAGAGCAAAACTATACGAGTAGAATCTTCTTAGGAGTTGTGTCTTAGAGTGATGAATGGCCGCTTGGACAGCTTTAAGGAATATAACATTACCAGTTTCCTGAGTAATAATTGGTTCACCATCAAGGTCTAGAGTAAGGTAATCCAGGTTTTCATACAATATATATTTACCACCTGTATCGGCAAGTGTGTTGTCGTAGTCAAATGGTGTTATAAACTCACCTTCACTTGTACCAGTATCACCCTGACGCTGAATAACAAAGTAAAGTTCCTTTACGGGATTGTAGAAGTCCATTTTTATTTTTGCGTTCTGCTCGCCCTGACCGACGTCAAATACATTTTGTTGTATTTGAGTTATTATATAGTCTCTCGTTTCATTCTCAATCTTTATTCTCTCACATGGATCAAGAAATATAACTTCTGAACAGAGTTGAAGTTCTGATAGTATGAGTTCTTCACTATACCCCAAAATTGATCTAGTACTGGCCCAATCGGAGAGATCTCTACTCCCATCAACCTTTACAATAAGATCCTGGTAGTTCCTGAGTTTCACTTCAACTTCAACTTCCTGTTTTTTAATAGCACACAGTGGTATGGCTAGTTCTGGATTGTTGTGAAAATAAAATGGTAAACTCGCGAAAAAATCTATATCATTTGCAGCATCCTCTGTAAGATGTGCTAATATTTCCCTATCAGAAACTCTCCTACTAATCACTCTTTCTGGAAATTTACCTATGAGTTGTTCCAAAGAATATTGTTTTGTTTGTGTGACAAAGTGTTCTGAGTATATTTGAAGATAATCACTTGTAAGACGTTGAATAACCTTTCCACCTATAATTAAATCTATATATTCAAAGAGTGCATGTCCCACAGAATCTATGTAGCGCCACGAATTGGTAACTAACTTTGGGAGTTTTATCTTCAAACTGACACCACTCAAGAGGTCACCTGTATTTTGTGCGACTTTGAATCTTACTTTACCACCAAAATTAACGGCGTTTTCTGGATCTATGTCAACATACTGTCTTGAAAAGTTTGAGTGCTTTTTGAAACTTTCCAAAAAGTGTGTGTAGTCTGGATCTTCAGTGAAGAACCTGTCTTGGAGACCGGAAGCTTCAAGCTGTATACGACCAGCCATTACTAATATAACAATCTAAAATTTTAAACCAGCTAATCCACTCTCAACTCGAAGTATATTGTAATTTAGTGCATAGACACGGGTATTGTTATCTTCACTATCATTGATTGGATCAATCTCAATTGTGAGAAGTTTGTGGGTGATGCGACTCATATTAACTTGACCAGTTGGGTAGTGAACTTCTGGTCTTAGCGAAAAACTATACATGGCAAACTTAGAATCTGAATCTGCATCTGGAGAATTTACATGATGTTTTAATGATTGTTCATATACTAAAAATTTACCATTTCTATTAAATACAATTTCATTATTGAAACGAAGTTCTATATTTTTGATTTCATTGTAGTAGTCTGGTTCATTGTCTCTCACAGCTTCTTCTGATTGAGATACAAAATACATTTCTTTGACTGGATGAGAAAAGTTCAACATTACAGATTTCTTAGTTTCACCAGCCTTCATAACAAATTGTGACAATTGAAGCTGAGTGATGACATAATCAATTGGTCTCGAACGAAGAAAATTTATTTCATCGTTTGTTATAAATATAAACTCTGTATCAAGTGAAAGTTGTTTGATTGATGCCGTGATATCAGCTGGGGCGCCAAAACGAATAAGTTGAGAAAGAGGTCTAGTTTTTATACGAACTTCTACAAGTTGTTTAGTAAGGGCGCACGTTGGAATGGCTAAACTTGGGTTTCTGTAGAAATAAAATGGGAGATCCAGAAAGTAATCATATTCACCCTGGTATGTAAGTACATTACCGTGGCCGTTCAGAAAGTAGAGTGTTTGCTTTACATCGTCATCTGTATTGTAAAGACGATGATGCATGTAAATGTATTCACCTGTAATTCTCTCAATGGTTTGCCCACCAATAACAAGTTCTGCATATTCAATTAAATGAGAAATGATTGAAGGTGACCAATACCTATTATTACCATCTGTGTCTGGTTTTGGGTCATCAAGGGTTACTTTGAGTGTAAAGTTCCTTATGAGGTCACCTTTATCGTTTGGTATACGACATTCGAGCATCTTTCCAAATGTCTTTTCTCCATCAAACTGACTTTCGACGTGATCTATTGCAAATTTGGTGTGTCTCCTAAAATTCATCAGGAAATACGAAAACTGTGGATCTCCTGTGAGCCATTGATCTTGGACTCCAGTGGCGGCAAGTCTTAAGCGACCTGACATTCCTACATTATGTGAGTAAAATTTTACTAAATAAAACGGGACACTAGAGTAGAATGAATCTTCAATTGAGGAAATTCAAACCCGAGACAATGTCGGACGATCGGGTGTGTGTGTTTATCGGAAAGCGTAACACAGGAAAGTCAACCCTGGTGAAAGATATTATGTACCACAAAAAACATATACCAGCGGGGATTGTCCTATCAGGTACAGAAGAGGGGAACCACTTCTATGGTGAGTTTATTCCAGACCTTTTTGTGTATGGTGAATATGACAGGGATGCGATAGAACGGGTTATATCCAGGCAGAGAAAGTTGGTAGGTACGAAAGGTAAGAATCCTCATAATGGTGCCTTCATGCTTCTTGATGATTGTATGTATGACTCAAAGTTTCTCAAAGATACATGCATTCGACAATGTTTCATGAACGGAAGACACTACAATATATTCTTCATGTTGACAATGCAGTACGTAATGGATCTTCCACCCGCCTTGCGCGCCAATGTAGATTATGTATTTATTCTTAGGGAAAACATCATACAAAATAGAGAAAAACTTTATAAGTCATTCTTTGGAATTTTCCCAACATTTGACATGTTTAATAAAGTGATGGACGCATGTACAGAAAACTATGAGTGCCTTGTCCTCGACAATACCGTAAAGTCTAATAAGATTACTGATTGTGTATTTTGGTACAAGGCTACGGTCAGGAAAGGGTTCCGCGTTGGAAGTCCAAACCTCTGGCAACTCCATAAGAAGATGTACAACCCCAAGTACTTAGATCAAAAGGAAGAAGATGCCAAAAAGGCAACCAAAAAGACCAATCTAAAAATCACGAAGACGAGATAACAAAGAGGAACTCCGTAACTTTACCTGAGCGGTTCTTTCTGTTACGACTTCCTTTGTAACAGCTGTAGTCAATTTCAATTTTTTCATATGTGTAGGGTCTAAGAATATCTTCCCATTCAGACGGTTTAATGAAACCTTCATTATTGTATGACACCAAGGTATGTTTCGCTTTTTCAGTAGCCAATTTCAATGTAAGTTCCATAGCTTCCCTAATTTTGTTTTTATAGTTGTACTGACTTTTGTTCCAGTCCCCAGGGATACCTGATACTTTTGAAACTGTATGAGGTCTTTCATTGGTACAAATGAGGTTGAGCATGAAATAATTAGACCCATAGGGATGTTGGTTATAAGGTGGATCCAAGTAAATGAGGTCCACTGGAGGAAGATTCCTCAGGAACTCGCATGCATCTTGGCGCCGCACTTCAACTTCTCTGGCTGGTTCTAACCATATAGGACATTCAACTTCAATCCTTTTTGTTATTCTGTCCTGTGCGTGACCACCTTTACCACCCCACCCCCCTTTGTGAAACCCTTTGAACACACCAGAAGTATTTGCATGAATACTCGCCTTTATCAGGAGTGGACCAAGACAATATGGTTTTAGATAATCTGGGACATAATTCTTGATATAGTCCAACATTCCGTCAATTCTTCTTCCATTTTCGGGTGTATAAAATTGTCTCTCATCCGATGCATACATCTCAGTTAAAAACCCAATTTTATCAGGACATTTATTCATTTCATAAATATGTTTAGAAATTTCATCGATGTCATACCAACTCGGAGTCACAAGAAAACATTTTGAAAGATTTTCACAATAAAGTTCAAGATCATTTACATATAATTTTTTAGAATGAGTCAATAACATTCTTGAAATAACCCCAGATCCGGAAAAAGTATCAGCACACGTTTCAGGTTTTAGTCTTTTTACAACGTCTTCAATTTTATTTACAAGTTTTCGCTTGTTTCCAATATATGTTATCATTGGTTGATGAATATATTCATTCATTCTTAAAAATAAATAGTTCAATTTCTCTAATACAGACTGCGTCAGTCATTTATCTCAAAAACATAACACTATACTAAATGTCCACGGATATTAATACCCTCAACCTAGCAGATAATGGTGATGGAATGGTACCACTCAATGACAATCGCTCTACTTCGTTTATAAATAACTCACCACCACCTATGCAACAACAAGCGTTTTCGCAACACGAAAAAAATGTGAGTGAAAATAAACAGACGATGGACTCTAC